GAGATCCTAAAGAAGATTGCGGTGCATTGATGTGGTTAGCATGGGGAGGCGATGAGGGCATTGCTTGGGCGCAGAGAAAACTTTCAGAAATAGACAAATGAACAACTTTTACCATAGCGGCGCAACTGGAGATGTGATCTATGCTATGCCTACGATCAAGGCATTAGGCGGAGGCATTTTCAATGTAAATTTACCAGATGATTTGTATAATACGATTCTGCCATTATTGGAATCTCAGGAGTATATTCACGAAGTTAAAAAAGGAAGGGAACTTTCTGGTACAGTTTATGATTTAGATAAATTTAGAAATAACGATCATTTGCATTTAACTCATTTAGTACAGTTACATCTTCAGAGTTTTAATATTATTGACGATAGTTGGAAGCAAGGCTGGTTGAAAGTTGAGCCGATAATCTCAAATAATAGCTTCATAAATGTAACTGAACGATATCGAAATGACTATACGGATTGGATCGCAGAGATAAACTTTTTAAAGGACAATTCCGATAAGGTTTATTTTATTGGTTTTGAATCGCAGTATGAGCCTTACAAGCATTTGATTGAAAGGTATGAGATTAGGGACTATTTAGAACTCGCGCAATTACAAGCCGGTGCAAAATATGTCAGCGGAAACCAGTCCAGTTTTATGGCAGTAGTTCAGGGATTAGGCAGAGATTACAGAATGAGCCAAGCTGCCGGACATACAAATTGCACTCAATTTTTACCAAAAGAAACACTAATATGATGTCAGACAAAGAATTTTTAGCAACAGAATTAGAGAACGGAATTGGGATGCACAATCCTGATTTTAAAGAGTTAGCACGATTAACTGTTGAGCAGATTAAAGACTTAGAAATTACAACAGTACTGGATTATGGTGCCGGGACTGGAGTTTATGCAGATGCTTATCATCAGGCAGGGTATGATATAAAAGCCTTTGAGGTATTTAAAGCGCATAGGGATTACATGAAAGAGCATGTACCTCATATTCACATATTAAAAAATCCGATTACAACCGATTTGCTGCACTTTATTGAAACTGCGGAACACATGACAGACAAGGAATTGGATTCTTTGTTTAATATCATTGCCCCAAAGTACGTTTTATTCAGTTCCACATCCGAGAAAACAGATAATGATATCCCTTGGGGGCATATCAATATAAAAGAACAAGCAGAATGGGATTTATTTTTTGAACTTAAAGGCTATTTCAAAGTTCGGGATTTATCTCTGCCGACAACTTGGAGTAAATTATATACTATTTATTAATCATGCCAAACCTACAAAACTTAACGCCTTGGAAAAAAGGTCAAAGCGGTAACCCGAAAGGGAAGGATCGCAAGTATGTGACTTTGTTGAAAGAGCAGGGTTACAGACTTGGCGAGATCAACGATACTATTCAGGTAATGATGTCAATGACTATCCAAGAATTGAAAGGCGTATATGATCATCCTGATGCTACGATCTTAGAGAAAACGATTGCCAATGCGATGAATAAGAGTTTAAAAAATGGCAGTCTTTACAGTATGGATACGTTACTAACCAGAGTTTACGGAAAACCAAGAGAAACTATTGATACAAATAATCAAACAGAACTAAAGGGAAAGATAGAGGTAGTGATAAGCAAAAGCGAAATCCCTTTATCAAACAGAGAAACGGATGTAGATGTTAGCAGATAATCAATTATTCCAAACAAGCGTTGTTTTTGAAAGCAACCGCAACTCCTTATGTGACATTGTTGTTAATCAAGGAGGAACATCAAGCGGTAAGACTTATAGTATTTTGCAAAATCTATTTCTTTATGCTATTGAGGATAATAATCAAGTAATAACAATAGTAGGGCAAGATATTCCAAACTTAAAGGTGGGTGCGTTAAGAGATGCACAAACAATCGTAGAAAACTCTGAAATTCTTCAGTCATTTATTGCTGATTATAACAAAAGCGATAGAATTTACTATTTTGTAAATGGTTCTATAATGGAGTTTAAAAGCTATGATGATGCGCAGGATGCTAAGTCTGGGAAAAGAGATTACTTATTTATAAACGAAGCTAATGGTATTACAAAGGATATATTTGATGAATTATACATTAGAACAAAACGTAAAACCTATTTAGATTACAATCCTAATACAGAATTTTGGGTTCATTATGAACTAATAGGAAAACCAAATGTAGAGTTAATTATAAGCGATCATAGGCACAACCCTTTTCTTGATGATAAAATACATGAGAAGATAGAAGCGATTGATGATTCGGAATTGTGGAAAGTATATGCCAGAGGATTAACCGGCAAATTAGAAGGAGTTATTTTTAGGGATTATAATGTTATTTCAAATGTTAGTACCGATGCTAAATTATTAGGCTATGGATTAGACTTTGGATTTACAAATGATCCTTCTGCGCTTATTGCAGTTTATAGTCAAAGCGGAGAATTAGTTTTGGATGAATTGATTTATGAAAAAGGTCTTTTGAATGTTAAAATATCTGATAGAATGAGAGAATTGTCAGTTTCAGGAAGAATTATTGCAGATTCAGCAGAGCCTAAAAGTATCTCGGAGTTGCAAGGGTACGGATGGAATGTTGAACCTGCTTCAAAAGGTAGAGATAGTATAAAGCAATCAATAAATATACTCAAACGATACAAATTAAATGTAACTCAAAGAAGTCACAACCTTAAAAACGAGTTAAACAATTATAAATGGAAGCAAAATAGAGATGGAAGGCTTGAAAATGAACCAGTCGATTTTCTCAATCATAGCATTGATGCGGTGCGATATGTATGTTTGAATATTCTAAACAATGTAACTGAAGGAAAATATAGCTTTGTTTAAACTATGAAATGGAACGATTTAACCCTTTGGCAGTATCAGCAGATCATGCCAATATTACAAAATCCAGATAAAGACTGGACAGAATTAGACAAGGAAGTCAAGCTATTGACTATTGTAACTGGATTGACCGAGCATCAAATTGATAGCTTAGGGATCCAGGATCTAAAGGAGTTGCGCAAAGATTTGGAGTTTCTGGATGAACCTATTGAAGGTAAGCCAGTAAACTATATCAAAGCCAATGGCAAACAGTACCGGATTAATTATGATGTAAAGAATATGCCTTTTGCAAGGTACATTGAAAGTAAAGTTTTCAGCAAAGATACAGTTGCCAATCTCCACAAGATAGCAGCTTCAATGATTATACCTCAAAAGAAAAATTGGCTTGGCAAATGGAAAGATGACAAGTATGATGCGAGTAAACATGAGGAGTATTCTCAGGACATGCAAGAAGCAAATTTCATAAGCGTATATCACTCGCTGGTTTTTTTTTATCAAGTTTACAGAAACTGGATCGAGGTTTCGCAGGATTATATGAAGGCGGAGATGATGAAGGTGGGGATGACAGAGGAACAAGCGGATTCGGTGCAGTTGCTTTTATGCGAATCTACGGATGGCATTATACCGTTAAACTTATTGCCGAACACGAAAATATTAGAAATTCGGAAGCATTTGAAATGAAAACTATTGAAGCCTTAAATGTGATGGCTTATTTGAAATCAAAAAATGCTTATGATCTGGAACAAACCAAGCGGCTGAGATAGTCGCTTTTTTTATTAGATATTAAAAATGGATTTGGCTATTTATAGGCATGAGTGAAGCTAAAGCACAAGCGAAACTATTAAGGGATGGATTTTTACAATCAATTGGAGAGCAATTTGATGTAGTTGATCCGACAGAATATCCAGTTGCTGAACAAATGCTTATGTTTTATGGTAAGCAGTTCAATGATGAGGTACAAAAGAATCTAAGCAAAAGCGGTTCCATTGCTTCGGGTAAGATTGGCGATTTGGCAGTTCCTAAGGTTCGGAAGTTTGGCAACGATTATGAAATGTATTTGGGTTATGACAAGGACAATCCTGCATCTGTTTATTACAAGTTCGTAAACAAAGGAGTGCGAGGTGTAGGTGGTATAAATGCAAGACCAAAAAGGGTTTCATCAGATACGCCTTATGCTTACAAAACTCCGTTTCCAAATCAGAAAATGGCTAACTCTATTTTACAATGGTACAAATTAGGGAAAGCCAAAACAACCTCAGAAACACAGAAAAAGAATTTAAGCACTAC